GTTGTAATATATGTTTTTGGATCATTAACAAATGATCTTTCTTTAATTTGACCAACACTGCCAGTAACATATGATGGATTATTTGAAAAATTATATTCTGCATTTTTAATTCTTACAAAATAGTGCGTACTAGTAATTTTTTCAGTATTACGTGCTAAGAAAGCATAAGGGTCAGCTGTTGCTGGATTTGTTTGTACGTTACTTCCGGATATTGAATGATACAATGAAAAGTGATTATTTCCTTCAGAACTAGATCCTGTATTTGTTCTAAAATTCAATTGTTGATCCAACATTTTTCCATCTAATATCAAGGTACCGTAATCTGGATATGCTAATCCATAATACACAGGCGTACTATTAACCCTATAAACTCCACCATTAATAGATCCAGACACTATATTATAAACTCGGCCCGACTCTCCTACTGTAGCACTAGCTATCGATGAATCATCAATCAATGTAATAACAGATCCAGATGCTGTAAGTGATCCTGTCTTATTTGTAATAGAAGCTGAATTAGTCATTATAGCTAACGGCAATTCAAAGTTTCCTGGATCTAATCTTTCTTTTAATAAAGACCGTTTAAAATTAATTACATATATAGAATCAGTACTGCCTGACCCGGCTGTTGTAAATCTAGTATCTTCAGGTGATAACAATATTTGTCTATATTGTGAATATATAGCTCTACTAGGTGAATCATTTAATTGTCCCGTAGATTGAGAACCACTACCCAATGCATGGCCATATGCAATTGAAAATTGTGTTGTACTTGTACTACTACTAGGTGTTGCATTTAAAATATCAACATAATATCTTCGTTGATCATCTGTTTGCGCAGAGCTAGTAAACATGGTACTTAATCCTGCAGTACCGGTACTCCATACAGTTGCAGAAACAATTTCTGTTTGTTTTGAAATAATATCATTTACCATATCAAAAGTTGTATATGTACGACCATTTCTAGCTAGATTTTGAGCTGCAGTTGCAGCTTGCTGCATTTGTTGAGCTAATATTGCTGCCTGGTTATTAATTTGTTCATTTATTTCCTGTTGGCTTAAAGCCGGGGCTGTGGCAACAAAAGAAGGCTGTGAAGCCATGGGCTGCATAGGAGCCGCTGTAATCCTAGGACCGCCCGGTGTTCCGGTCGGCATAACTCCTTGTCGATGCTGTTGTTTTAATCGATTAACTAATGTTTTCATATTATATTATATTTCATTTATTTAAAAGTTTATCTATTTGATGATCCTATTGTTGCTGTTGTTGCTCTTTTAACTGTTACACGCATAGTGACAGTTCCTCCGGTTTCGTTAGCTATAATAGTTACTGTTGCAGTTTTATCTTCAACCATTTGTGTTTTAGCAATAAGTTTAAACTCAAAACCAGAAACAGCTATACTTTGAGCATCTTCATTATCTCCGATAAATCTAGCAGTTGTAGGCATAATATTATTTTGTAACGCCCTAGTAACTTGTATATCACATACGGTTGAATCAGATAATATTGCAGAATATCCTAAAGTTGCATTGCCTCCTGGAAAATTACTAGTGTTAGGAGAAATAATAGTACTATTACCAGGTGCAGTCAATATAACGGAAGTATTACCAACATTGATAACTGGTATATTTTGTGTTGTTTTAGGCAATGTAATTAATTTATATTTTAATGCTTGCGTTTCATCCGGAATTGCTTCAATTATTGGCATTCCTTCAATGATTGCACCATAATATGCTGTACCTAATGGGTGATCTGAATTCCATAATGAATAATCAACTTCATCATCTCCTAATGCAAATTGCGTAATATTAAATTCTCCAGCTCCTCGAGCTAAAAGTTCCCGTCCTTTAATTGTTAAAATTGCGTCGACTGTAACGCTTGAATTATTTAAATATCCCATAATTTTTTATTCTTTAATATAAATATATGCACGTAAAATTTATCTAGATAATTATCTAGCTAGATAAAAAATTTCCATTGTTTCCCGGAGGCTGTACTTGAAGTTGATTTGGGTTGACAATAAAAAATTCTACTACTGGTTTTCCATCAACAGTTTGTGTAGATCTTACATTAAATGCTGTCGAAGTTAGTTTGCAGCCATTATATCGATGATTTTTAATTCCAAGTGACAAATTTCTAGTATCAGACCCCGAAGAAATAGCCATATAAGTACGGCCACCGGAAATGAATGGTGTTAGTATTTGATTTAATGATCCTGATACAATTGAATTTGGTGATATATGTGGGGCTTGAATTGCTATCTGGAGGGCATCAGACATCCATGGAGGAGTTGATGCAGTAATATATAATTGCGAACTAGGGTCGCCTGGAACAAACAATTTGTTTTGAATTATACTAATATACTTATATGTCGTTCCTTGATATCGTTTTGCTCTAGATGCAGTTAAATATACAACTAATCGATCAGTATTGTCTACTGTTAATCTAGCAACATTACGTTCCGCGTACGCTTCATATAGTTGAGTTGCACTAACTAATATTGGTTTTTGAATTATTGGTGATGCGTCATATGTCTGAAATGAACTAGTAATTTTAGTTGTCTCTAATATTGGGTTTGCATATAAAGTTTCATCAACCCAAGTTTGTGGAATATGCACCGGTAATATTGTTTCAACCGTTAAATCGCTAGCTAATATATCAATTAACTCATCATCAATTGTTACACTATATGAATTATCAAATCTTTGTATATTTGGTAATATATCTAATTTGCTACGCTCCAATAATGTTGGTTGAATTAAAACGCCTGTTAATTTATTAACGCGCGCTGGAAGTAATTGATCCAATTGTTTAAAAAACGACATATCAAACAATGTAAACATGTTTATATACATGTTAATGTTGGTTTTATCTTTATATTTTTGCCAATACTCGTATGAATAATTTATTAGGTCTGGATATGAATTTTTACTAATTGTAGGATCCGGGTCTCCAATATATTGATTTAAATCGATATTACTTAATTGTGCTATAATATCTTCGTCAACCATTGTCTGCGGAGAAAAATATACTCCTAATTTATTGTTATCTAATGGAGCAGTATCATACTGACTAAATTCAGCTCTTGTTTTTACATCTAACGTACCAATTAAATTATTGGATTCTAATCGTATTTTATTATCATCATAAGTACTTGATCCAATAGATGGAGCATCAAAATAATATGACTCGTCAAGTGAATCATATGGTTTAGGTTCAGTCCATCCCATAAATGATGAAGATATTGCAGAGAATTTAGGTTGTATACCCGAACTTGTTGGATATGTTTGATGATTTATTTGTGATGTTAATGGTAATCTATAAATTAAATCATTGTATGTATCTGCACTATTATATGCTCCTGGCGCTTTTACATGATTTGCAAAATATGAATTATCTAACGAAGATGACCATAATCGCAATTCTTGCAATTGACCTTGTAATCTAGAACCACCCGTTGTTCCGCCTAAAGTTAAAGTACCTTGTCCAGCAAAAGAAGCAGTGGCTGACGCAGATACCACTGTTATAATTTTACCATATTTTGCTCTACTAGCAACTAGGTCTAACTTGTTGCCATTTGTTTTTAGTATAACAGATGTCCAACCACCATCAAATAATTCAATATTTGCAGAACCAGTATTGTTTATTTTCAATTGACCAACAGTTCCAGAAACATAATTTAACGTTACCGTGTTGCTGCCAATTGTAAACAAGTTCATGACGCTAGGCAATGTAGGAGTTTTTGTTACATCAGCCGTACGGAATCTTAATTGTACCGTATTAATTGATTGACTATAATTTGTTGTAACAATACCGGCAGTATTAGCTATTAAATCTAATGCATAATTTGAAGTTAACGATTTATATATTGGAGTACGATCAATCTGCGGGCCGCCATATTCGTTAATACTAATTAATGATTCCGGGATGCCATAACAAGATAATAATGCTTGTATACTTCGTTTTGTTCCTTTTGATTTTAAAAGAATAGGTAAATTATTTACAATACGTCGCCATATGGCATATGTAGTATGCTTGCCAGATACGGCCGGATCTCCAACAGAATTAGATCCTGTTAACGGCGTACCTGTTTCATTTGTGCCTAAAACATATGACCATAAATCTTGTCCTTGATTCCCAGCTGTTAAAGACCAACCAAATTGTTTTGCTACTGAATATAATAATTCGTTTGGCATTCCTAATTTAGGATTTTCCTCTCGCGAATTAATTTTTGACATATGATTAATGTATGAATAT